GATGAGCTGCTCCAACTCCGCACGGAAATCCGGGCATTGCACGGTCAACTGCCAGTTGAGCAGACGCACCTTGCGCTCAGCCTTGGCCAGCTTGTCCTGCGTGATTGGAGCGACGACATTTTCCTTCGCCGGGCCGTTGGGTGGGAACAGCTCCTTCATGACGCGAGCTGCAAAGTCGATGCAGGCCTCGGTCATCATGGGGTGGACGACCCTACTCGCGCCTTCAAAGTCAGCTCCGCCGGGCGCGTCATTGCCGAGGCCGGTGCGCCGCAAGCCTTCCTCATACTGCTCGTCGCGCTTCTTGCGCGCCTGCTTGTCCTTGGCGATCAGATCGAGAAAGGTGGAAGCCAGACGCTCAAGCTCGATCTCCGGCAAGTCCAACGCAAGGTTGCGCATGAAGTCGCTGTTGCGCTCAGGCTCGTCCTCGTCGAGACGGATAATCGCCCCGCCGTCGGGCGTGTCGATGACCTCGACGATCTCCTCGTCGATTTCGACCATCTCGCCGAGTTCGTCTTCGTCCATGCCCGTCCTCTAAACAGCGTAAGGGTTGCGCACCGGCTCTTGGGGAGGCAGTACAGTCGCAGGTTTGTTGTCCTTTAGCACCGATACCAGCCCCTTGTCGATACACAGCCTGACAGCCTGCGTCATGGCGTCAACGTAGTCGTCATGGCGCAGGCTGCGCGGGCCGGTAAACGCGCACAGCTGAGCGAGCATCGGCTCAACCCACGTGCGCGGCCGCCCGGGATGCTTCTCGCTCTCGGGTAGCCAGATGCGCTTGCGACGGAAAATGTGGCTGACCATGTGCAGACGCGCTAGCTTGTCGGCCTTGCCCGGGTTGTAAGCATAGGCGAGTATGCCCTCGCGCTCGAGCATCTGGCGCAGGCTGATTCCGCTGCCCTTGTCCTCGATCAGGCACAAGTCTGGCTTGCGCCCAGACGTGCGAGGCTTGTCGCTGCCGAACATAGGCTTGATCAGCGCCGCGTCCTGATCGTCGCCGTAGGACACCTGCAACTCGCGCTTCACGCGCTTGATCAGTTCGGGCATGCCCAGCTGCTCGCTCCAGCAGTCGAGCACCATGAGATGCCGCCCGCCTTCCTTGTCCGAAAAGCTCCCCAGCACGACGCACGCGGTGCTGTCCGCGTCGCCGCTGCGCTTGTCAACCGTAGCTTCGGTGAAGGCGGTGTCGAGAGACAGGACGATGTAGTCAAAGGCTGGCAGCGGTCGGTTTGCGGGCCAAAGGCGGAAATCGCTGCGCTTGATGATGCCGCTCTCCTCGGGGTCGATCAGCTCGCCGTAAAGCTCCTGCCGACCGAGCACCGTGCCCTCGTACTGCTCGAGTTGACGGAAGAAGCTCTCCGGCAGATTGGCGCGGTTGTCATAAGTCGAGCCGCGCACGATGATGCGCCCCTCCTTGGGCGCGATCAGTCTGCGGATGATGTCGCGCGGCTTGGGTGTCGTGGTCCACAGGATCTGCGGACGCGGGCCGAGGCGCATGCCGAAAGCGGCCATGTCCCACACATCCTCGGCGTAGGGCCATGAGGCCAGCTCGTCATACCAGCCGCGGCAGTGCTGCGGGCCGCGCAGACGCTCGGGCTTCTCGGCGGTGAAGCCCCGTATCGTGGCGGTTCCACCAGCGCAGTTGCGCATGGTGATCATGAGGACGTCCGACCGATCGTATTTCACGATCAGCTCTGGCGGGATGACCGATAGCAGGCCGCTCTCGCCCTCAAAGCACGTAAAACGGACGTCCTGATAGGTCGGCGCGATGACGCAGCTGGGCAAGCCGCTCGGATCCTCGTAGACCGCTCGGCCGAGCCACTCCGCGCCTACGCGCGTCTTCCCGTATCCTCTCCCCGCCAGAAATCCGATCTCTGTCCAGTCGCTTTCCGGGACTATCTGGTCGGGCCGCGCTGTCGCCAGCCAGCGGCTCTGCCACGCGACAAATGCGCGCTGCCTCTCGCTGAGTCGATCAAGGAGATTATCAGTCACGCTCCCGCCCGTCGCATTCCCGCATCTGGAAAGTGTCGTGTCGAGTCCACAAGCTAGCCCCTCTTGTCCGGCAGCGCGCCCTGATCGATCAGCTCCATGAGCAGGGAGACGGGGCCTGAGATCGGGCGCTCGCCGGTCTCGTAGCGCCGGATTGTGCGCAGGCCGCCGATGCGCAGCAGCGCTGCGAGGCGGGCTTGCGAGAGGCCCGCCCGCTTGCGGATGGCGCGGAAGGTTTCGGGGGTCATTGCGGCGAAGGTTTGCGAGGCAAAGAAACTTGACCGGAATGCGCGCAGTCTTCGCTGCTAGGCATATGCCGACGCAACTTCACGCGCCATCCCGAGCGAGGGGCAAACGCGGATCAGCTTGTCGCCAGCGTAGGCATAGAAATCGCTGCCGTAGCTTTCGCGGACTTCGTGAATGGTGACTTGCATGGAGTATCTCCTCTGTTGATGCGCCCTATATAGGGCCACTGGCCCTCTATGTCAAGGGGAAATGCATATCCGCCAGAGGTGGGATGGCTGGCCGATCTGTGACCGGCCCGCCACGCTCGCCGCTGTCAGAACCGATAGCGGTCGCGGATCGTATCGACATGCTCGATGTCGCGCGCGTCGAGTCCGACTAGCGCGTATCCCTGCACGTCCATAGCCCACACAGGATAGCCGGTGTCGATGTCATCCGGGATCGGCGCTGAGGGCAGATCGGAAAAATCGACATAGTGCTGAGCGTTGATGTAGCCGCCGAGTTCACCGCGATATGCGCCGAGTTCGACGATCAGATCGCGCAGCTTACGCACATCCTGCAGATCCCAAGCGCGGATCTCAGCGGCGACGGTTTCAGGATCACGCATGTTGTCCTCCTTTCCTCGATTATCCGGTTGCGATTCGGTCACGCGCGCTCCTCGAGCAGATCATTGTCCTTGGCTGCGTAGTAGTCGCGCTTGAGCGTGTCGATGACGCTCGATGCTACCACCACCGCCTCATCGAGGCTATCGATGCCGTCGCGGCTCCAGCCCGTGGGCGAGCGGGGATCGCGCTTGGCGACGCAGTGATATCCGTCGACCCAGCCGGGGATGTCATTGGCCTCCAGCAGGCGCGTTGCCTCTTCATGGTCGCCGCGATCGATAGCTTTGATCAGATCGATCGCCGCGATCTGGAGAGACGCGTGCCGCTCCATGCGCAGCTGCTGCTTCCGCCACTCCCAGTATGCACGAGCGCCGGTGAGGATGGCCTTGGCGTAGGCGATTTGCTTTTCAGTCCCGATCATGGTGTCCTCCTGTTGCTGATGCGCCATACATAGGGCCAGCGGCCCGCACCGTCAAGAGGAAAAGACGTAGGCTATCGCGCAATAGGCGTAGAATGCTACGGCCGCGAGATACACGGCTCGCAGGGCATGCTTAATCGTCGCCAGCATCTGCAAGCTTCTGCGCCCTGAGCGCCTTGGAGATCTGCACCGTCAGGTCAGCCGTGTCGGCATCGTTCTGCACCTTGAGGGTCTCCCCCTGACGGTTGCCGATAGACAGATCCTGTCGCTCGGCATATTTATGTGGGTACCAGCGCGCAAGCAGTTTGAGACGACCCTCGAGGCGCAGGCGCTGCCAAGCAACGTACCCATTGTCGACCACGCCAGTCTTAGGCGTGCGTTCCGGCGTCTGGTCGATGATCTCGAGGGCCTCGTCTGCGAGAGCGTCGCAGCCGATCTGCACAGCCTCGCGGTAGCGCTCGGCGAAATCGGGATAGGCGCGGCAGACAGCGACAACGAGCTGCGCGCTGGGCATGCCCGGCTCGCGGCACGTCGCGCGGAGCGTTTTGCCAGACGCAAGACTGGCAAGCAACCGCTCCTCGATTTCAGGAGACAGTCGGCGGGGGACACCTGAAGGCATGGCGCGAAGATAGCCGCCGCGAGATGTGGCGTCAAGAGATACGCGCGGCGCGTAAAATCGGGGGGCGAGGCGCGGCGCACTACGCCCTCATCAGCCAACACCGATCGCTAGGCGCCGATCGCTAGGCGCCGATCGCTAGGCGCCGATCGCTAGGCGCCGATCGCTAGGCGCCGATCGCTAGGCGCCGATCGCTAGGCGCCGATCGCTAGGCGCCGATCGATCCGCAACGAGTTTTTGCAGCAGCGCTCGGACCGAGCCGCTGCAACACAGCATCCGCGACGAGGCTGCAACGTCTGGGGGGGTACCCCTTAAGGGGTATCCCCCACCCCAGCCTCGTGTGCAACACGACTGCAACGTTGCACCGTGTTGCACTTTTATTTTCAAAGACTTATCGTGTTGCACTCGTGTTGCACGCAAAAAACCGCAAATTAGCGAATATTGAATGATATCAACTACTTAGTTCGATCTGCAACACGTGCAACACGATGCAACACGACGCTCGTGTTGCACGCACTAAGTGATTGAAAAACCTGTGCAACACGATGCAACACGACGCTCGTGTTGCAGCGCGTTGCGTGTTGCAGAGACACCCAACAAAAAACCTCTTGCACCGCCCCCATGATGGCGCTATACCGTCCCCATCAGCGACGAAGGAGGAATACCATGACCCTTGAATCGATCAACCAAGCCCAAGCCAAGCTCGACACCATCGTCGAGGCTATCACGGCGCTGCGCGAGCTGAACGACGGCGCAGAGAGCGTCACTGTCGAAGGCCAGAAGTTCGACGACGCTGAAAGCCTGATTGATTACATCTGCGAGATGCCCCTCTCTGTCGAGGTGCGCAGTGGCTGGCAGAGGCCGGGTTCGGAACTCACACCTGCCGAGGCTCAGATCCTGCTCTGCACTGGCGGCCCTGCTGCGCGCGTCTTTTGCAAGCTCGGCCAGCATGGCGAGCCGTATGATATCCGCCTCGATCATCAGGATTGGTACGAGCCGTGGCAGCCGCTGATCCTCACCACGGACGAAGAGGACGCGCTGTCTGAGTTCCTGCAGCACTGCGGCATCGGAGCGTGGTGATGTTCAAGCAGCCGCCCCAAGGTTCGCCGATCAACGACCTGTTCTGCCAGAGCGATCTGGAGGACATCGCCGCTGGAAAGCGGCCCATCTACGTTTCGCGGCGCGACATCGTTCGCGCCGCCAAGCGGCTCTTCGAGGACAACCCGAAGCTCGAACGCGCAGTGTTTTTCCGAATGAACCCGATCAACCAGCTCGAGCTGGTCAGCGTCGGGCGTACCGGACGCATCCGCCGAGAGTGGCTGTTCGGGGCCGTCCCCAAGAACGTTCGCATCATATGACAGGAGGCATACTATGAGCGAGTTGTTGGACATCAGCGCTATCGCAGCAACGTGGGATCTGGACGCGGACGGTTGGCAGATCGCCCCAGACGGTTTGGATTGGATCGATGCAGGATCGCGCGTGAAGATCTTCGAGGGTGTGAGCATCGGACCGCGCGTGCGCATCCCTAACCGCGCGTTCATCGGCTCTCATACGCAGATTGGTGCGAACGTTATTATCGGCAAATCGGCTCGCGTAGGCAAAAACGTTCATATCGGCGAATGCGCTGATATCGGCTCTTACACCCACATCGGCGATGGTGTGCACGTCGGCTATTACGCCAGCATCGATTCGGACACAGTTATTGGCGAGAACACAGTCGTCGGGAATCGAGCTCGCATCGGCGCGCATTGCCGCATACGCAATGACGTGCGCATTTCCGAGAAAACACAGCTCGGCTCATATTCGTATGTCGGAGCGTTTGCCACCGATCCTGTCGATATCGGCTGCGCTGATGGGTGGCGGAAAATCGTCGCGGGGGTGAACGGCATTGCTCACATCGGCGCAGGTTGTCGTTGGTTCACCCTTGCTCGGGCTATCCAGCACTGGAGCAATCATGCAGAGGATCGATCGCATACGCTCGCACTGCTCGAGAGCGCCAAGGCTATCGCCAAGCTGAAAAATTGGAAGTTTGGTGTTGCAATCACCATTTGAATAGGCTATACCTACTCCACTAGCAACGAAGGAGGAAACCATGGACTTCATTTTCACCTACCACGGCACCATCGGCCTGCTGCGGCCTCTGACGGAAGCGGCCGAGGAGTGGCTCGACGCCAACATCGCTGACGATGCGCAGTGGTTCGGCAACGCGCTCGCCATCGAGCATCGCTACATCGACGCCATCATCGATGGCATCATCAACGACGGTCTGAGCGTAGAGTGAGGACATGAGCAACGGTATTCGCAACCGCATCGGCAACTATCACTATGCGGACGGCGCCCTGCGCCGCCGCAATGTGAGTGGAACCGACTATGTCATCGGTATTGCTGGAGCGTACAACGCCTTTGGCTTGATCGGCTCCGAGTACAACGGCATCTTCATCCTCGATGACACCAACAAGCGCGTCATCCTCGATGAGGATACCCCGCAGCAGACCGGCTACTACGGCCCGTCTCAGGCGCAGTGGGACAGGCTTGAGGAGCTGACGGCATGCTCGCCCGAGGCCTTCCTCGAGACCATCCTCACTCAGCCGCGAAGCCGTCTGGCTGGCACACAAGGAGCGCAAAGATGACCTTCTACGTCGTCGTCGAAAACCCAGGCTTTGAGCCGTGGGTACTCAATCTCCAAGGCTACGAGACTTTGGCCGCGGCTGATCAGGCGATACGCTGGCTGAGCCAATTCACCCGCAGCGTTTTTTGCCGCTTGTGCGTCGCCAAGGACGGCTGTTTGGTCTATTATTACGGGGGGCGGCTTGCCGCAGTCGGCAGCGCCCCCTACAGCGAGGCCGAGTGGTCGGCGTTTCTTAAGAGGATCGGAGCCCATGATCAACGCGCCTAGCTGCGCTTTGAAAACGACGCCCGCTACTGGCTGGCGAGGGAGCTAGACCTCGCCAGCGATGGTATCCAATTTTAGGGAAAGACAATGCGATTTCTTAGTGTATGTAGCGGAATTGAGGCTGCGTCGGTCGCGTGGAAGCCGCTGGGTTGGGAGTGCGCTGGCGTGAGCGAAATTGACCCTTTCCCTCGCGCCGTTTTGCAACACCGGCTCAATGCCGTGCCGGTTGGATACGACCATCGCTGGCAGCCCAGCCAGAACTTCACGCCCCTGTTCGGGGATTTCACCAAGATTGAGGAACACCATGTCGGGCCAGTTGACCTACTCGTCGGAGGCACTCCGTGCCAGAGCTTCAGCACCGCAGGAAAGCGCCTCGGACTGGACGATCCGCGCGGCCACCTCGCACTTGAGTTTCTCGCATTGGCTCGCCGAGTTCGCGCCCGCTGGATCGTCTGGGAAAATGTCCCCGGCGTCCTGTCGCATGACGGAGGGCGGACGTTTGGAACCTTCCTCGGGCTCTTGGGGCAATGCGGGTTTCGGTGGGCCTACCGAGTGCTGGACGCTCAATATGTGCGAGTGGACCGCTTCCGACGAGCTGTGCCACAGCGACGCCGTCGTGTGTTCGTTGTCGGATATTCTGGAGCCGCCCCGATCCATCCCCGAGCGGTTCTATTTGACCGCGAAAGCTTGTGCTGGCATCCTGCGCCGCGCAGAGAAGCGGGGCAAGGCGCTGCCAGAAAATCTGCGACGTGCGCTAGAGGCGGGGGCGGGCGTCGAGACGACGGGGAATTGACCTCAGCCCGAATGCTGGCCCTCGGCGAATATGCCAATGAGGTCTGTTCGACGTTGCAGGTGCCGAGCAAGAGCGGTAGTGGGCAGCCTCGTGCGGTCGCCTACGCCATCCAAGAGCGCGCGATCAGCGAGAACCCGAACGCTGGGCCGGACGGCAAGGGCTGGAGCGATGGCGGTGCCGCTTACACGCTTGAGGCACGGCAGGTTCCGCAGGCCGTGGCTTTCAGCGCCAAAGATTACGGCGGCGATGCGACGACTGAGTGCAGTCCGACGCTGCGCGCAGGCGGGCACAGCGTCAGCCATGCCAATGGGGGTGTAATGCCCGCTGTGGCGTTTGACATGCGAGGTCGTGAAGGCGGCTCGATGCCAGAAGGCCCGCATGACACCGCCAACATCCGCGCTGCCAGTGGCGGTTCAAGCCGGAGCTATGTCGCCGCAGATTGGCGGGTTAGACGCCTAACTCCCAACGAATGCGCCAGATTGCAGGGATTCCCCGACAATTGGGCAAAGGTACCGTGGCGCGGGAAGCCTGCTGAGGAATGTCCCGATGGGCCACAATATCGCTGCTATGGAAATAGTATGGCTGTGAATGTCATGTGCTGGATTGGCGAGAGAATCAATGTTTTACGCGACGTAGAGGAGTTCATATGAACATGCGCAACACCCAACAGCACACCAACCCGCCCCTTCTCTCCGAGTCCCTTGACGATAGGCGAGGGATCAACGCCAGACCCAACCTCTGTGGTAACAGCAAGGATGACTTCCTCGCCGCCGCTCAGGCGCTGCAGGATGCTCTCAGACACGTTGATGAAGCCCTCAAGCTGGTGGCGACAGACGTAGCGCATGGGCGGAATTACCTGTACTATAGCGACGCGCTGTCGCGGCACCGGGCGGACATCAAGCGTCTTGATGCTGCGCATGCTGCGAGGGCGGAGCTGCACGATCTCGCGTGCGACATCGTTCGCGCGGCGCATGGAGGTGACGATGAGTGATGTTCTGATTTTTGTGTCGGGCATGCTGCTGTCTGCCGGTGTCTGTATGCTCACAGCGTCATGGCGCCTTTCAGCGTGGCGCCATGAGCGTAACGCTTTGCTGCACGAGAACGGCTGCCTGCTCAATGAGTGCGACGCTTTGCGGCGCGAGAACGCCTGCTTGCGCAATGAGCTGCGCAACGCGCATCGTCGCGATCCGAGGACTGGGCGGATCTTGCCTCGCGGCAAGTAAGGCGGGCGCAAATAGTACTTGCACCGCCGATCCGATAGCGCTATATGTAACCCCATCAGCAACGAAGGAGGAATACCAATGCTCAGCGCCCGCATTCCGTTCGCCGGTTTCTATCAGTCGATCTGGAGCGACATCGTCGACCAGTATGTCGAGCAGTATGTCGAGCTGCACGACGAGCAGATCAACGCTGAGAGCATCTACGATCACTTGGACTTCCGGCAGGCCTACACAGAACTCGCCAAGCTGTACGCCGAGGCGTTTGCCAAGTGGCTCGGCGAGACCCTTGATCGGCCGGTTGAGCACGAGTTCGAGGAACTGACCAGCCCGCGCTTCTATAACTTCGAGACCGACAAGATCTTCGTGCGTCTGCCCGAGGCAGTCCTGCAGGCTGTGCTGGACGATCTGCGATCGAAGGATCAGGAAACTCTCGAGCGGACTTTCCGCGACCGGTTTACGAGCCGTGACGGCTTCATCAGTTTCTACTCGAGCGATGTGCCGTCCAAGCCGATCAATGAGTGGGACCACAACGAGCTGCACGCCCTGCTCGCGGCTTGGATCAAGCATCAAGGCGTGGGGGATCTCGACCTCGAGCTGTATGATGGCGTCTACGAGCGCTCCTACCCTATTTGTGACGCGGCTGTCGATTGGGATGCAATTTCTGCTTGCACTGCCGACTAGGCAGTGCCATATCTCTTTTCAGCAACGAAGGAGGACACCATGATCAACTGGCACCACGAACCGCGCAGCCGCAAGCTGATTGCCAAGCTCACGCCTGACCGCATCGAGCGCGTCAAGTGCATCGCCATCCCCAATGACTACTACATCTACGTGGGGGTCGA